CACTTGCCGATTTCGCCAGGCTCAGGCGTGCCAGATGCGTACTTTTCAGCGGGTACGAAGTTGGGCAGGTCACGGATTTGGCGCTCAAGGTCAGAGTGGCAGTATGCGAAATAGCCAGGTGCTACAGCGCTTGTATCGTAGTTGGCCGATGCCTTGAGCACGGATGTAACCGGCATGGCGTGGTTTGCCATCAGCGAGCGCACGATAGACGATTGAAGATTCAGCGTCATCGGGCCAGCAACGGTCGCGCGGGTTGTACCACCACCACCATAAAACTGGTTCGTGCAGCCTTTGAGCTTGCCGTAAACAATCATCTCGTTCACCAGACCAACGCGCTCACCAATTTGTTGCTTCATCTGTGCGGGGATGTCATCTTCGTACAGGTTATAGGTCTTGTCAGAGAACCCATACAGGCACGAATACTGATAGATCACCTCGGTAATGTCCACCGGCGTGATGGAATCAGGCGTAGGTGTTACCCCTTCCTGCGTCAGATGCGCTTGCGTGATCGTGTTGCCACGGTCGCCGGTCGCAGTGGGGAAAAAGATGTTGGGCGAGCTGGAAGTCGCGCCATAGGGCAGGAAACGACGGGCCACATACGTGTCGCTTTGGTTCTGCGGCAGTTGCACCTGGCGGCCTGCTTTAGACAGGCACTCGTATGGCTTGGCATGGGCCAAAATCTCGCCTTTGAACTTATTAATCCGCCCAGGCTGTAGGGCAAAGGTTTGCATAGTCATGTTGAAAAGTCCTTAAAAATCAGTTACCGAGTGGCATAACCACTCTCGAATTCATCCATCTCAGAACGAGATGGCGCATAACCACCTGTGCCCTTGGGCGTGATGGCTGCTTCGATGCGCTTTTGCCTTATGGCTGCCTGCGCGGGCGGCTGTGTTGGTTTGACGGCCTTGGATTGGGCAAAGAGATTGAGCATTCGTGCTGCGTCACCCACTTTTGGCGACGATGCCAGCGCTTCAATCTCAGGAGGTTGCTTGCTTCTCCATTCAGCAAACTCGGGGGAATTGATCTCAGTTTTCCAATCAGGGAATACCGCTTCCAAGCTGGATTCGATAATCTCCCGACGTACTGCATCGGTTTCACCTTTGATCTGCTCGGCCACGCGCTTCTGGAGTCCGTCCACGTCCACAGCTGGGAGCTTGCGCATCCGTGCGTCCATGTACTTTTCCGTAGCTGCGGCCCAATCTGGGAAGTCTGCCTTGAGTGCTTTCCACTCTTCCGGGCTTTCAATCGCATCATCAACCTGCGCTTTGGTAGGAGCTTCTGCTACTGTTTGACTAGCGGCTTTTGCTGCGGCTAAAGTCTCTTGAAGCTGCTTTTGCGTATGGTTGAGTCCACCGATATGCCCTTCGGCATTGCGTAACCTTTGACCCTGCTTCTCGATTAGCTCGTTTTGCTTAGCTATCAAGTCGCGCAGTTCCTGCATCGGGTCCGGCTTTGCTTCCTCCTGCTGTACTTTCTGCGGTTCAGCAACCTTTTCAGGTTCAGGCTGTGGCGCTTCCTGTGTTACCACTGGTGCGGTGTTGCCCGTATACCCTGATTCCAGTTCGCTATCACCTTCTGCCATCTAACTCTCTCCACAAGTAAAAAACGCACCATTGGTGCGTCCTATTTCGATACTCGGCATGCGCGGAGTACCACCTTTACCAGTGCCTGCGATGCAGGGACTGGCTAATTCTTTGATTCGTTTTTGCCCAGTTGCAGATTCAACCGGCACTCGGCAATGCGCCCACGTAACAGCGCGGTTTCCATCTCGCTGCGTGGTGCTTCGTTCTGTGTGCGCAGTACTTCGAGCCGCTCTTCCCAATGGGCAACCAGTGCCCGCCACAACGGGGACAGCTTCTCTTCACGTGTCAGAGTGAATGGCGGCTTAGGTTCGTTCATTTCGCATAGCTTTCACCGGCTGGAGCCTTGCCTGCTGGCTCAGTAGGCGGGCTAATCACCTCCGGCACGGGCGATGGGTTGCGGTGCTTGTGCAAGTCCACGCCCATGGACGCAGCGCTTAGTTCCTTCTGCGTCTGCAATTTCAGCGATGTTTCTGCCAGCTTCGCCTTGACCTGCTCCAGCGTAATCTCGCGTTTGTTGGCATAGTCAAGCATCGCCAGTTCCCGCTTGATCGCCAGTTCCTGCATCTGCATCTCGGCATTGGTACGGTCGCGCATGGCGTTGGCGTTGACGAATGCGGTATCACGGTCTGTGTCGGTCTTGATGCGTATCTGCTGCGTCTGATTCTCAAGCTGCGCCAGTTCGCGGGCCAGTTGTGCATCCGCTTGCGCCTTCTGCATTTCAAGCTGTGCCTCAGCCTGGAATTTCTGCTGATCCGCTTGCAGTTGCATCTGGGTTTTCTCTTGATCCGCCTGCGCCCTGATCTTGGCTGCTTCAATCTGTGGTGCTGCTGGCTGCGGAGCCTGCGCGCGCTTGGCCTTGTCCTCGTCCGACAGCAGAATCTTGCTTGGGTCCATGCGCTTGGCTTTGAGGTATTCCTCGAACAGCTTGGCCGGGTCAATCTCAAATGCCGGGTTCTGCGACACCTGCAACAAACCGATCATGGTTTGCTCTTGGATGGCACGCTCCACCAGTGCAATCGAGCCGTGCGCGTTGATATTGAAGTCGCCCTTTTCATTCTCTGGCACGTTCGGATCAAGCAACAGCCACTCATAGAACGCATCCACCAACGGCTCAGTGATCTGGTCGTCAAACCCATACCCAATATCCCTCAACCACGTAAGGGAATTATTGTTCTGTAGCTCTGCCTGCCCAAATGTCTGCGGTGATGTCGGCCCCTGCTGGCCTTGCGCAATCAGCGGGATGCCGGTGGACTCTTCGGCCAACCGCATGCCGTACTCGATGATGGCAGACATTTCCTTCTGCACCGAAGGTATAAGCACTGCCACAAACGCATCTCGCACGTTCGTCGTCGGTGATTCGCCCGTCTTGTACCAAATTTTGTTTGGCGTCAGTGTCCACGATCCATCAGCCGGGACGATGCCCAATTGGTCAATGATGATCTGTGCTCCACTGCTCAAGCCTGCATTGTTGAACAGTGCACGTGTGGCTGCGTTGACGCTACGCTGTGGCATCATCATCTTTTCACCGACACCGACACCAGCCCAATGCCCTGGCCTGCGGGACCATGCCATCACATGGTAGGGGAACAGACCGGAATCAAACGGGTTGATGATGCACCGGATAACCGTGTCGTTTACCATCGTCAGGATAGCGCACACGTCCTCCTGCTCGTCGGGGACATCCTCATGGCCTACCGCCTGCGTACAGCACAAATCTTGGCGCGTGATCTTTCCGTAGTAATACCAGACCTCGTACCTGTTCTTGCTGACGTGCCGGTTATCGCTGCGGTCAGAGTCAATGAATGCCTTGTTCGGCCCCTCTTCCAGCACCTTGTCTATCTTGTCTGCCAGATAGCCCTGCTCGTCTTTGAGAGCCTTCAACCTTCTAGCGGAAAGAAAATCCTTCTCGAACACGTAATCACCATCATGGACACGCTCACCGCAGCCATCAGCCGGGTAGAAGTTCCACGGATCAACCCACTGCACAGCCGGTGCAATGCTCTGCTGAATCTCCATCACAGCAGCATCACCATCTTGCTTAATCATGGCCTTTTTCTGGCGCACAACCGGGAACGGACCTTTTAGCACACCAACGCCGATCCTGGCCGCATCTTTGATAACCTTGCGTGCCTCCGCTGGATACTTGCTCTCAGTCATCCAGTCATAGATGCGAGTCTCGGCACGCTCTGCCATCTCTGCGGCAGCCTTTTGCGCCTGCACCATCGGATCGACTGGTGCGGGTGGTGGCGGCATGCCTTGCATTGCTGGCTGCTGTGGTGCCTGTGCTGGCCCAGGCATTGCGCCTTCCGGTGCCGGTGGCATACCTTGAGCCGGTGGCATTGCCTGCTGCGGCTGCATACCAGGCATGGCACCCTGCATCTCAGGTGGCACAACCAGGTCAGCAATCGGCGTCGGTTTGAACTGAAACGCCTTCTCGTCAATCGGCAAGATGATCTCGCCCAGCTTCGCAGCCGCGCCATCAACATACCGACTGGTCAAACGAACAAATGCCGTGGACCGCGTTGGGTCTGGCTTGTTGACGTTGGCACTTAGGCCGCTGGACATAGACGTAGGCTTGGCCCACTTCGCGCCGCTGAACTCTGCGCGATTCATGTCGTCTATGCCAAGGTACGCTTCCTCACACGCCAGCCAAACATCCTCGATACCGGACGCCTTGCGAAAATCAAGGGCCTCCTTGCGCTTGCCAGCAATAGACGCGCTCAGGGCTTCGAGGTGCGCGTCTCGCTCGTCAGGCGTCATCTCGGGCTGCTGTTGGTACTGCTGCCCTGGATCGCGGCCAAGGAATTTATCGGGATGCATAGGTTAACGTCTTGCTTTTCTATATGGCCACCAAGGAAAATATGTGCTTTCTGGACTGTCCGCGCTGGCCGAGATGGTGCTATCTGCTGTCGTAATACTGGCTGTGGCTACAGGACTGACAAACGCCGATCCTGCAAATGTGCTGTCTGCTGTCGTGAGACTCGCAGTAGCTACGGGACTAACAGACGCGCTGGCAGTTACCGTGCTGTCTGCTGTGGTCAGACTGCCGGATGCTGTTCCCCCGGTTGCTGCATCAGCCGGGCCAGTCGCAAACCGAACCGTGCCAAATGCAGATTTTCCGAATGCCATTTATACCACTGGCCAACCCGCGTTAAAGTCGTAGGCGTTGACTTGATCGAACGTTGCGCACGCTTTGATCGCGTCACAATGTTTACCACTCACGCCTGCAATGGTTGCCTCAAGACCTGCAAATGCTGATGCTTTGGCTGAAACTCTGTCTGCAAGGTTGGCCATGGTTGTGCCTCGCGCTGTAGCTTCAATCGCCAACATCGGCGCATCTGCAACTTGCCCAGTTACCAGAAACTTTGCCGCTTCTGCTACCTTGATAGGCCAACTGGCCATCTCTCCAGCGCTGTATGTCTTTATCACTTTATCTCGTAACAGCTTGGCATATGCATCGACTTCGGCGCACTTGTAGGCTTGTGCATCAGCTAGCGTGTACGCATCAATCACAAGCTGGGTGGTAGCGTCATCGTCGCTCATCATTACGCCGTTTTCTTGTCTGAGGTACAACCCCATGCGGGTAATGCGTTCTGTCAGCCCTGCGCCTTTGTCCGTGTACACAATCATGGCGTCACCTTTAGCCCGTACCAAGGACACGAAAAACCAGCGCCGTTATCACCAACGGCGCCACCTGTTAATGTCGGATTGGCTGGTAGTCCAGTGGCGTAATTACCGGCAATAGATAGCGTGTGGCCATAACCATATCCATTTTTTCGACCGACCGGCGTTGGGATGCCATAGATATTGCCTTTAAAACATCTAATGCTTGGCGCTACATCACAAATGATGCCGATGTAGTACCATCCAGGCGATAACCTTGGTGGCGTTGTAGGTGTCCAGCTCCCGGTTGCTGTATCAGTTTTGATTGCAGCCGCAGTGCATGATGTAGTGACAAAATCCACAATCTTGTCACCAGGTAATCCATTATTCCCACACGCATACAGTGCCGCCTTAATACTGCCTGCCACTCCGGTAGTCACCTCATACTGGAAACCTAGCAGTGTTCCAGATCGTTCCAGTTTGTATGCGGTGTAATATTCCTTTGCCGCCGTGATAGCCGCACCAGTTCCGGTACCTGTGCTGAGTGCCAGTGCAGCACAAAACGGATAGTCCCGCCATGAGTCACCAGAGATGGTCGTCTGAGGTTGAGTCATCGGATTAACCGTATTGTCTGCGGTAGCAGACATCCTGATCTTGACGTCACCGCTT